TACATTGCCACGCAGTTTAAACCCATGGTCGCAAAAGTGTTTTATGAAATGACTTCTGCGAAAAGAGTTCTTGATACATCAATGGGTTGGGGAGATAGACTTGCTGGTTTCTTTGGGTCTAATGCAACACATTATATTGGATGTGATCCAAATCCAAATACTTTTGCAATCTATAAAATACAGGCAGAAGAATATTCTAAATTGATTGGTAATAAGTATACCATCACAGAGAAAGAAGATTATTTTGCATTGTATGGTGATAAAAAATCATGTGTATTTTATCGTAGTGGTGCAGAGAATTTACCATGGGATGAAATAACAGATATTGATTGTGCATTTACATCACCACCATATTTTTCTACAGAAAGATATAATGAAGGTGGTGAACATTCCGAAGATCAATCTTGGTCTAAGTTTAATGAATACAATGCATGGAGAGATGAATTTTACTTACCAGTTTCTACAAATTCATATAATTCATTACGTGAAGGTGGACATATGATGGTTAATATCATGGATCCGAAAATCAAAGGTAAAAGATATTATTCTGGTGATGAATTGGTCGACGAATTAAAAGATTCGTTTTTAGGACAAATTGGTATGCGAATCATGCAACGTCCACAGGGTAAAGCTGTCTTTTCTGATGAAAATGGTGACTTTGACAAAGAAAAAATGAATAATTTTATGAATAAACTTTACATGGAAAATGTGTGGACTTTTCGTAAGGGAAACAATGACTTAGACCTGTTTAGACACAAGAGAGTTGTAAGTTTGGATAGTTTCTTTTCATAATTGCTTGACATTACCATCGTAATACTGTATTCTTCTAGTATAAGTTGATTCGAAGGAGTAAAAATGTCTAAGGTATTCCATACAAAAGAGTCAAAGTCTCTTCTCGCAAAACTCATGTCCGAAGAAAATATTACGGTTCGTCATGAGAAAATCGAGACTGCATACTTTGATGTCAAAAATCGTGTACTCGCATTGCCTATCTGGCAAGATATGAGTAATGATCTATACGACCTTTTGGTTGGTCACGAGGTAGGACACGCTCTATACACTCCAGAAGAAGGTTTGTTGGAGGCAGTTGCTCGTTCAAATCAATCATTTGTTAATGTTATTGAGGATGCTCGTATTGAAAAACTCATGAAACGTAAGTTTGCTGGGTTGCGTACCTCTTTCATCAAAGGATATCAAGATTTAGAAGAACGTAATTTCTTTGAGATGAATGGTGTTTCTCCCGATAAAGTTGCCTTTATTGACCGTATCAACTATTTCTTTAAAACTGTAACTGCAAACCAACTACTCGCTCGGGATTGGTTTTCTGACGAAGAAATGGTTTGGGTAGACCGCATTTCTGCCGCAGAAACATTTCAAGAAGTTGATGATATTGCTGCAGATTTGTTTGCATATCTAAAAGAGAAACAAGAAAATCAACAGGAACAAGAACAGGAACAGCAGAGTCAATCTTCATCTGATGGTGAACAAGATAACAATTCTGAACAGTCTATGCCTTCACAAGGTAGTGAAGATCAACAGAATGATACTGACGGTTCTGGTGATGCAGATAGTGATGATGCATCAGAAGAAGATGGAGAAGATGAAACTAGTAACAAAAAAACTGAATCTAAAGAAGATACTGATGAATCTGAGGAAGAAGAAAAAAGTGAAAAGTCTGGTCAAAAAGAAGTAGACGAAAAGCTTCAATCACAAAGTGAACAAGATGGTTCTATACTAGGTGGTAAAGAAGGTGGTACTGGTGGTACTGCGATTGATGAACTCAAATCAAATACTGATGATGCAATGTCTCGTAATTCGCAAAACCTAGTTGATAGAAATGCTCGTGAAATTACTTATGTCAATAAAGTTAACAATGATGTTTTCAATCGCCATGTTAACGATTGGACAGTTGTTGTTGGTGAATTGGAATCTCAAATAGGTACAGTATCTGATATGATGCCGGATTTCAACTCTGATAACAAAAATGCAATTTCTTACTTAGTAAAAGAATTTGAAATGAAGAAGTCTGCTGATGCTCATGCTCGGTCTATGACTGCAAACTCTGGACAAATTAATGCGAGTAAATTGTGGAGTTATCAGATTAATGAAGATATCTTTAAAAAGAAAACAGTTTTACCTGATGGTAAAAATCATGGTATGATTATGTTTGTTGATTGGTCGGGTTCTATGCATGGTAGTCTTTATTCTACAGTGCGCCAGACTGTGACACTTGCAATGTTTTGTCGCCGTGTTGGTATTCCGTTTGAAGTTTATGGTTTTAATGATAATGGACGCAATGGTAACACAGACCAAATTGATAATAACAATGTTGGGGATATTATTATTGATAAAAGTTTAAATCTTCGTAATTATATTTCACATCGTATGAATGCTAATCAATTCAAAACTGCCTGTAACTTGATTTTGAATGTTGCACACAAAATTGATAACGACTACTGGAGTCAGACGTTTGTAAAAGATGGATTGTCTGGAACTCCTTTGAATGCCGCACTATGGTGTGCAGACGAAATCATCTATCGTTTTCGCCGTGAAAATGGTTTGCAAAAAGTAAACCTAGTTGTACTTACTGATGGTGAAAATGGTGGTTGGGATCAATATGTACAAGACTACGGTAGTGCAAAACATGTAACATCATTCATGACATATCGCCGTACTAAAGTTGTTATGACCGATAAACAAACCAATAAAGTTTTCACAAATAATGACGAAGATAGTACAAATTTCATTCTGCGTTTCCTACGTGAAAAACATAACATTAACGCAATTGGGTTTTATCTTGTTGGTTCTCGCCGTAGTGACGCTCGAAATGCAGTACAAAACTATGTTGCAAAAAATTACAATGATGTAACACCATTGGTTCGTCAACTTCGGAAGGATAATTTTCTTGTTAGTAAATCTACTGGTTATAATGAATATTATATTGTTAACGCAGTTGATGCAAAATCAACTGAACTTGAAGTTAATTCAGATATGACAAAAGGTCGGATTGCAAAAGCATTCGCCGCCCATAGTTCATCAAAGAAATCTAATCGCCAACTTTTGAATAAATTTGTCGATTTAGTTAAATAATTCGCCTAAAACGCTTGACATTGCCATGTAAATATGGTTCAATAGTAAAGTAAGAAGTGAATGATTCTGTGAAACCCTGTAAAGGATATATTATGAAAAACTTAGAAGCCCGTAAGCAGTTCTGTGAACTTGCAATGGATACTTATGGTACTGATACTTTGTCACGTACTCAAATCAACAATCTCGCTAAGGTACATCAGTTGCCCGACCCTGCATGGTTGAAGTCTGATAAGTATCGTGTTGCTCGCGGTAAATATCAGATGCCTTCTGATGAAACAACTAACATATCAGCCCCAGTGACAACTGCGCCTTCTAACAATGTAGTTAACATGCAAGTTGATTTGTCTTATACTGAAAACTTGGTTCCTGCAAAAGACCCCAGTTTTGTAAAGTTTGGTAATTTTGAAGATCTCAAAACTATCATTTCATCTAACATGTTTTATCCAGTTTTTATTACTGGTTTGTCTGGTAACGGCAAAACATTCGGTACGCAACAAGCTTGTGCTCAGTTGAAACGTGAATGTATTGTAGTACCTATTACTGTTGAAACTGATGAGTCGGACCTTCTAGGTGACAAAACTCTGATTGATGGTAATGTTTCTTTTGTGCCTGGACCTGTTATCCGCGCAATGGAACGTGGTGCAGTTTTGGTATTGGATGAAGTCGATCTTGCATCCAACAAAATTATGTGTTTGCAATCGATTGTTGATGGTAAAGGTGTTTACCTCAAGAAAGATAATCGGTTTGTTGAACCTGCGCCTGGATTTACTATTGTCGCAACTGCAAATACAAAAGGTAAAGGTTCTGACGATGGACGTTTTGTAGGTACTAACGTTATGAACGAAGCGTTTCTGGAACGTTTCAAGATTACTTTCGAACAAGAATATCCTAATCAAACTGTCGAGAAAAAAATCTTGACTAAAGTATTGGATACTTTCGGAATGGAAGATGATTCATTCATTATGAACCTGACCGTATGGGCACAAACTATTCGGAAAACTTTCGAAGATGGTGGTATTGATGATGTTATCTCTACTCGCCGTTTGGTTCATATCATTGAAACATATGCGATTTTTAAAGACCGTGTAAAGTCAATTGAATTGTGTACTAATCGTTTTGATGATGATACAAAATCATCTTTCGTAGACCTTTATCAGAAAATTTCTGATGATGGTGTATCAACAGAAGAAGTTACTGGTGTTGACCTAGACAAAGCCGATGGTGAAGAAATCCCATTTTAAGGAGTAAGAATTGATAGACTACAAATTTAATGAAGATGTGCTGCTGGATGAAATCCGGCAGTATATCGATAACACTTATAAAGGCCACTATTCAAAAACCACTTACCAATCGACCGAAGTTATTATGGGTCGAGGCCATGGTGAGGGTTTTTGTATGGGCAATATTGACAAGTATTCTAATCGTTATGGAAAAAAAGGTGATGAAGATGATTGGAGAAAAGACTTGATTAAAATAGTTCACTATGGTATACTAGCACTATACAATCACGATATAACTTATGGAGACAATGAAAATGAAAATCAGTGAATCGACCCAACTAGTTTTGCGAAATTTCGCAAACATCAATCAATCGCTTTTGTTAAAGCCAGGAAACAGAATTAGTACAATGTCTGTTATGAGAAACATTCTTGCATCGGCAGATGTAGAAGAAACGTTTCCAGTAGAGTTTGGTATTTACGATTTACCTAGATTCTTGGGTAACTTGTCTATATATCCAGAGTTGGAATTTAATGATAAGTATGTACTTATGTCAAACGGATCAAAAACATATAAATTTATGGCATCAGATCCATCTATCATTGTACATCCAACAACAACATTTGCGATGGATGATTCAGAACATAATGCACCAGATGCAAAAGAGGCCCCAGAGTATGATATTGATGTCACTCTTACTGGACCTGCTTTGTCAACTATTGCAAAAGTTGCGTCAATAAACTCTTTACCAGATTATGCATTGATGACCGAGGATGGTGTAATTAACTTTGTTGCTCTGGATAAAAAATCTGATACATCTGATCTTGCGAAAGAACCTGTTGGTAAATCTGATGCAGATTTTAAAATGTTTTTCCGCGCTGAAAACTTGAAACTTGTAGAGGGTGATTACAATGTACGTGTATCACGCCATAAGATTTCTACTTTCCGCCATCAAACAAAGGCCCTGCAATATTGGGTAACTCTTGAACAGGATTCGGAGTACAATGGGTAATGAAAGAACAATTCCTATGGGTCGAGAAATATCGGCCACAATCTATTGATGATTGTATTCTGCCAGAAGAATTAAAAGATACATTCAAAGAGTTTGTGGATAATAAAGACTTGCCTAACCTGTTATTGACAGGTGGGCCCGGCGTAGGTAAAACTACAGTTGCAAAGGCTCTGTGTCTAGAAATGGGCATGGATCATCTTCTAATAAATGGTTCGGAGGAGGGTGGTATTGATACCCTCCGAAATACTATTAGAAATTACGCATCCACTGTGAGTTTTTCGAGTCAGGGTAAAGTTGTGATTCTAGATGAGGCGGATTATCTTAATCCACAGTCTACACAGCCTGCATTGCGTGGTTTCATTGAAGAATTTGCAGGCAACTGTAGATTTATTTTGACTTGTAATTTCAAAAACCGCATAATCGAACCGTTGCACTCACGATGTTCTGTAATTGAATTTAAAATAAAAAAATCTGATAAACCCAGACTTGCTGCAAGTTTTGGTAAAAGGGTTTGTGGTATTTTGGATGATGAGAACATTAAATACCAAAAAAGTGTAGTTGGTCAGGTAATGATGAAATACTTTCCTGATTGGAGAAGGGTATTAAACGAACTACAACGTTATTCTGTTGGTGGTACAATTGATTCTGGTATTTTTGAAAATCTTGGTGAGATATCTTTAGACAGTCTGGCAAATTCACTCAAAAATAGAGACTTTACTGAAATGCGTAAATGGGTTGCAGAAAACTCTGACAACGACCCAAATCAACTTTTTAGAAAGATTTATGATGGCATGTATGACTACCTTGAACCAAATTCGATTCCAGATGCAGTACTTATTATTGCACAATATCAATATCAATCTGGATTTGTTGCAAATACTGATATTAATCTTGTTGCATGTCTTACAGAGATGATGGTTAGTTGTCAGTGGAAATAACAAATGTCAAAAAAACATTTCAAAAAACTTCTTAAAAATGTAGATTTTTCTGCAAACTATGGCGCAGCCGGAGGGAGAACTTTTACTCTACTGCGCGATGCTGGATACACTGAAAACCAAATTTCTAATAAATTTAATGGTCACGATAATAGTATCAGCTGGGAAGATTTGAGAGATATTTTTGAATTTCAAAATAGATTGTGTTATTATCTTTCTTGGAAAATAGATTTAGATGAATTGTATGTACCATATTCTCCCTTTGCCCCTTCGGTAGATAGAATTGATAATTCTAAAGGATATGATTTAGATAATATTGTTATATGTACTAGATTTGCAAACTTGGGAATGAGTGCATACAACCATCCTAATTTCAGAGAAAGATTGCAGTATGAAATGGATAATAGAGAAAACATATTTGTTGAAAGATACAAAAAGCAACCAAAGTTTGGATTGGACAATTTTTTATGAGTTATGATTTATTTAAAGACTATATCCCAGCAATATCAAACACTAAATTAGATTTAATGAATAGTGGTGATGAACTGTGGGAAAAAAATTATCCAGCATTTATGGTAAATAAAACATTTTCACATTTTCAAGATACAATTTTATATGCACAGGAGATGAATCGACGCCCCCACCTAGACAATAAGCTTCAGTTTGACTATTTACTAAATACAATTAGACCGATGAAAAGATTTTCAAGATGGCCTAAAAAGATTGCTCATGATGATTTAGAATATGTTAAAGAATATTATGGGTATAATGATGTAAGAGCTGAAGAGGCTCTTAGTTTACTTAATGATGAACAAATAAAAATAATAAAACAAAAGTTGAACAAAGGTGGATAGTTATGGGGAATACAGATGTAGAAAGTCTGGTTGAGGTACGCCTCTCAGACCAAGAGGATTTCTTAAAAATTAGAGAAACATTAACACGAATTGGTGTTGCCTCTAGAAAAGATCGAAAACTATATCAGTCATGCCATATTTTACATAAACAAGGAAAGTATTACATTGTACACTTCAAAGAATTGTTTAAGTTGGATGGGAAAGATTCAGATTTTTCCGAAAACGACAGGGCAAGAAGAAATACTATCGTAAACTTACTTAAAGAGTGGGCATTAATTGATGTAGTAAGAGAAGATGATTACGAGGCTGCACCATTGTCTCAGATAAAAATTTTATCACACAAAGAAAAAGATGGTTGGGAATTAGTTCCTAAGTATAATATTGGAAGAAAACGTTAAATAATTTATGGAATTTGTTATGGAAAATTTGAATGTTGGTTGCTATAAAGTAACCGAAAACGCACACTTACCAGAATATGGAACTGAACAGGCTGCATGTTTCGACTTGAAGGCAAGTTTACAAGATGTAGAAACTGTATCTGTCTTTGGTTATTCAAATTCAAAATCAAAAAGAACTGTAAAGAATAATAGTGTAACACTATATTCTAATGAAAGAGTATTAGTTCCTACTGGAATAATTTTTGACTTGAATTTTGGACAATCTCTTAGAATTCATCCAAGATCTGGACTTGCATGGAAAACTGGTATAACTTTATTAAATTGCGAAGGTGTGGTCGATGCAGATTATGTTGACCCTACTTTTGTGATGTTATACAACATCTCTGATGTACAATTTAAAATTACTGATGGTGATAGAATTGCACAGGCAGAAATTATTACTGCAAGTCCTAGAATGAATTTCGATGTTATATCGGAAAAACCTGTTATTAAAACTGACCGTAAAGGCGGTTTTGGTTCAACAGGAGTATAATTTTTTTTGTTTTTATTAATAAAAGTGAAAAAAGTTTTATAAATAATATTGGAGTTGCCGATAGGGGCTCCAATTTTAACCTTGCTAAATATAATAGGAGGAAAATATGGTTAGGTTTACAACAGGACAATTAGATCCATTTCTACGTAGTAGTATCGGGTTCGATCATTTATTTAGAGAATTGGATAGGGATGCGACAAGAACGCAACAATCCTATCCACCATACAATATTATTAAAGAAACAGATGAAAAATACCGCATTGAGGTGGCTGTTTCGGGATTCTCTGAGAATGAATTGAATGTCGAAGTAAAAGAAAACACTTTGACAGTTAGTGGAGTTAAAGAAAAGGAAACTGAAATCGAATATCTACATAAAGGTATTGGTGGAAGAAACTTTGAAAGAACTTTTACACTGGCAACCGACCTCGTAGTAAAAAGTGCCGATATTCAAAACGGCATTCTTGTAATTGGAATGGAATTATTAATTCCAGAACACAAGAAACCAAGAACCATCAAAATCAATGGTGAAGAATCTACTTCAGAACCAGAGTTATTGGTTGAATAAATATTATAAGGTGGGGGGAAACCCCCACCAAACAACATGTAAAGGTGATAGTAATGGAAACGCACGATCAAATTATTGCTGTAATTGAGCAATACAAACTAGAAAATCAAAAATTCGCAAGTGGTAATAAAAGTGCTGGCATTCGTGCCAGAAAATCACTTATGGAACTTAATAAATTGACTAAAGTTCGCCGAGCTGAAATCCAAGAAGAAAAGGAATGGATTGTCAAATGAGCGATAAAATTCTTTATCGCACCAAGAGAGGTAAATCTGGAAAGATTGGAGATTTAGAATTTCGTCCAGCACTTCCCAATGACCAACTCATGGGCGCGATTATGAATAATAAAGTACTTATGTCAAATGGAAATCCACAAGTAATTATGCAAAAAGTTATAGATATGGAGTGGAGATGGTTTGAACGTAGGATTATTAAATTTTGTGGAAACACAGAAGAATCTCATGCATTACAACATGCATTGAGAGAACACATTAAAAAAGAAAAAAAATGGATCGCAAAAGGAGCAAAAGCAGATGCAATTTAATTATGTTACAAGCCCATTTATGAGGGCATTAATTCGAAAATATGAATTTGAAAGAGATGAAGCAATCGCAAATCTACATGCATTTTTCGAAAATGGTGTAGGTGTGGGAGATCATGCAAATATTGTTTCAAGTATGGATGAGCAAGTATCTAAGTTAGAAGCTGCAGAGGGTAAACTAAAATCATTGATTACACATTTTGCAGCACAACCATCTGCGCCTGTCGAAGAACCATCAAATGAGTCTTAAATCTGTAAAACTTGTACGTTTAATATCTGGCGAAGAACTTTTGGGCGAAGTTACCGTACTTGATAGTGGTAATGTTAAACTCAAAAATTCTTGTCAGGTTGCAACATCATATGCAGATCCTACATCTGCTACAGCAAGAATAGGCCTCGCACCATTTTTACCGTATACAAACGCAAAAGATGGTGTAGAGGTACAACAGAATTATATTGGATTTATTACAGAACCTGTTACAGAACTTTTAAATGAGTATAGTAAAGTATTTGGTAGTGGATTAGTATTACCAGATAATGCATTGAAGGCTGCAACTTCTACATCAAATCATGGATTTGTGAAGGCATAATAGCTTGACATTTTGTATCATTAATGGTACTATAACAACTAATACGATTTAATAATGACTGTGGTGGTAAATGCGTTTTTATACAAATGTACAATGTGTCGGTAATAAAATATTCCTCAGAGAATACGACAATGGAAAGCGTAGGGAAGTAAAACTAGATTACTCTCCTACTCTTTTTGTATCTGGTGGTAGTGGTAAATCCAAATATAAAACTTTGCATGGAGAAAGTGTTGAGCCTATTAGACATGGTTCAATACGTGATGCAAGAGAATTTATCAAAAAGTATGACGATATAGAAAATATGAAAATCTATGGTCATACACAATTCATCTATCCATTTATTGGTGATGAGTATCCAAGTGAAATTCAGTATGATGAATCAAAGATAAACATTTGCAATATCGATATCGAAGTTGAGTGCGAAAATGGTTTTCCAGAACCAACTCTTGCAAACGAAATTGTTAACGCAATCACAATGAAAATGAAAGATCAATATATTGTTCTTGGATTGGGTGATTGGGAAAACAAAAGTCCAGAAACACAACATCTTAAAATTAAATACTATAAGTTTACTGATGAACTTGCACTCTTGCGTAGTTTTTTGGAAATTTGGACACATGCAAAAATCGATATTGTTACTGGTTGGAATGTGAACCAGTTTGATATGACGTATCTTGTCAATCGTATTGGTAAAACTCTTGGTGATGATGAAGTCAAAAGATTGTCCACATGGGGGATTGTCAGGAAAATAGAAAAGAATATTCGTGGTCAGATGCAGACACAAGTACAGATCAGTGGATTATCTATTATTGATTATCTTGATTTGTACAAAAAGTTTACATATGTAACTAGAGAAACGTATCGATTAGATCATATTGCATATGTCGAGTTGGGTCGGAAAAAACTTGACCACTCTGAATTTGCAAATATGCATTTATTCTATAAACAAGATTATCAAAAGTTTATTGATTATAACATTATCGACGTTGAGTTGGTCGATAAACTTGAAGATAAACTTAAACTAATGGAATTACTTATTACCATTGCATATCAGTCTAAAGTAAATTATGACGAAGTATTCTCACCTATTAAGGTGTGGGATTCCATTGCATTTCATGAATTGCGTAGAAGTAAAACTGTAATTCCGCCTCGTAATAATAATACTAAATCGGAAGCTTATGAGGGTGCATATGTAAAAGACCCAACTGTTGGTAAACATGAATGGGTTATGTCATTTGATTTAAACAGTTTGTATCCACACTTAATTATGCAGTATAATATTTCACCAGAAACATTGTATGACAAAGAAAGAGTCAACACATCTGTTGAGAAACTATTGAATCAAGAAACGGATTTATCTAGTTTGCAGCGCAGTAATATGACTGTGTGTCCAAGTGGGGTTCTTTTCAATAAAGATAAACGTGGGTTTCTGCCCAAGTTGATGCAAAGTATGTATGATGATCGTACTACATATAAGAAGTTGATGTTAAAGACCAAACAAGATAAGATTGATGGTAAGGGCGACCCTGTTGAATTGGACAAGAAGATTGCTCAGTTAAACAACAAACAAATGGCCGCAAAGATTTTGTTAAACTCTGCTTATGGTGCTTTGGGAAATCAGTACTTTAGATACTTTGATATCAGACAGGCAGAATCTATCACTTTGTCTGGACAACTTTCAATTCGATGGATCGAAGAGAAAGTAAATATATACATGAATAAAATTTTAAAAAACGATGAGGATAAAAATTATGTCATTGCAAGCGATACGGATTCAATTTACGTTGCTCTTGGTGACTTGGTTGACAAGTTTGTTAAAATCAAGGAAGGTGAGTCAAAATCAGAAGAAACACGAAGGAAAGTTGACTTTCTTGATAAGGTTGCCCAAGAGAAGTTTGAACCATATATCGATAAGTGTTATCAAGATCTTGCTACGTATGTAAATGCATACGACCAGAAGATGCAGATGGCCAGAGAGGTTATTGCCGATAGTGGTATCTGGACTGCAAAGAAAAGATACATTCTCAATGTTTGGGATAACGAAGGTGTTAGATATAAATCACCAGAACTTAAAATCATGGGTTTGGAGGCAGTTCGTTCATCAACACCAGAATCTTGTAGAAATATGATTAAGAAATCACTTGAACTTATTCTGCGTAGTAACAACGATAGTTTGATTGAATTTATTGAACAGTTTAGACAAGATTTCAAAACATATGAAGTTGATGATGTTGCATTTCCTAGAAGTGTAAATGGACTTACTAAATATCATGACCCCGTTCTCACATACAAAAAAGGTACACCAATTCATGTAAAGGGTGTATTATTCTACAACCAACTAGTCAAAAAACATAAACTAGAAATGCAGTATCCGCCTATAAAAGACGGTGAAAAAATTAAGTTTTGTTATCTAAAAGAACCAAACCCATTGCAAAATAATACTATTGCAATTGCGGCCGGTACATTACCCAAAGAATTTGAGTTGGATAAGTTTCTTGATTATGATACACAATTCGAAAAGGCATATCTCGAACCAATTAAAACTATTGCGGAAACAATTGGTTGGGAAATAGAAAAGAAAATAACATTAGACAGTTTTTTTAATTAGGAGAATATGATGAGTCTTATGAATAAAATTAGAAAGAACACTACCTTCAAGGATGGGAGAGTTGATGTTTTATCAGAGTCAAAGTTTCTGAATCAAAAAGACATGACCTCAACAAGTATCCCTGCAGTAAATATTGCATTGTCTGGATCGCCAGATGGTGGATTCACTTCAGGACTTACTATGATTGCCGGGCCAAGTAAACACTTTAAGACTGCATTTGGTCTTTTGATGATGAAATCTTATTTGGATAAAAATCCAGATGGCGTTGCATTGTTTTATGATTCGGAGTTTGGTACGCCGCAGGCATATTTCGATACTTTCCAAATCGATACTAGTAGAGTTATTCATGTGCCTGTTACAAACCTAGAAGAATTAAAATTTGATATTATGTCACAACTATCAGACATTGAAGTTGGCGATAAGTTGTTTATCGTAATAGATTCTGTAGGAAATCTTGCATCGAAGAAAGAAGTTGACGATGCGGAATCTGGTAAGTCTGCAGCAGACATGACACGAGCAAAACAATTCAAGTCTTTGTTTAGAATGGTAACACCACATCTATCAATGAAAGATATCCCTATGGTTGCGATTAACCATACATACGACTCACAGGGTATGTTCCCCACTAAAGTCGTTTCTGGGGGTACTGGCATGTACTACAGTGCAGATACTATATGGATCATTGGTAGACAACAAGAAAAAACTGGTACAGAAATCTCTGGATATAACTTTATCATCAATGTAGAAAAATCTCGATATGTACGAGAAAAATCTAAAATTCCTGTGTCGGTAAGACATGAAGGTGGTATGGATACTTGGAGTGGTCTACTTGATATGGCATTAGATGCTGGGTGTATAAGTCAATCTGGTGCGTGGTATCAATTAGTTGATTTGGAATCTGGAGAAGTACAGGATAAAAAATATCGATCCAAAGAATTTACTGGAAAAGAGTTTTGGACACCTATTTTAGAAAGTAATCATTTTAAGAAATATTTGAAAGAAAGATATGTAGTAGGTAATAGTGCGATTATGGAGGAATAAATGGCACTATTTGCATCGAAGTATGTATATAAGCAAAGACTAGATATTTGTAAAGGGTGCGATCAATTTCAAAAGATGGCACTACTTTGCAAATCGTGTGGTTGTTTTATGCCTGCCAAGGCAAAGATTGCGAATATAAGGTGTCCAGAAGATAAGTGGGTAGAAGTTTATGGTACTGAAGAAAAAGAACCAGAGACAGTAACCCTCTTAAAATCTGTACAAACAGAAACATATCAAGAAAAAACAAGTAGACTTATGAATACTGCAAAAAATCTTAGGATAGAGGCAGATAAATTAGAGAAAGAGGCGAAAGGAATATTATGACCGACACTGTTACTGAACAAACTTTTACCATGATGCAAACCGAAAATGAAGAAGATGGGTATGCAATCAAAATTAATGAAGGCCAATTTCTTAATGTGATTTATACAATTGGTTCTGTAAAGATCCATGAAGAAGGTGATGAGGCAAGATTAGAGTTTGATTTTACTCCAATAAAGGGTAACATTATGTGGCCAGTAGAAAAGTTATATGAAAACGAAAAATTACAAGAACTTGCTGGACAAATCCTAAAATATATGTTAGAAGTATCAGTCAATGATGCACTTAACAATGTAAACACGCAGGCCTAAATGGAAATTACAGAACTTATAATTTTAAAGAATTTGATTCACAATGATGAGTATTGTCGCAAGGCAATGCCTTTCATACAGAATGAGTATTTCGTAGATGAAAAAAACAAGGTTATATTTAATGCAATATATGACCATGTAGACAAATATAATACTGCACCATCTACAACAACTTTGACTGTAACACTAGATGAAATGCAAGTCAGTGATATGGTACATAAAGAGTGTACTGAAACTATTTCTGTTATGAACCAATTAGAAGATGTTAGTTCTGATTGGTTGGTAGATACAACAGAGAAATGGTGCAAAGACCGAGCGTTATATCTTGCTATCATGGAATCAATTCAAATTATTGATGGAAATGACAAGACACAAGATAAAGGTTCATTACCTAAAATTTTATCTGATGCACTTGCAGTTTCTTTTGATAATAATATCGGACACGATTTTATAGAAGATTTTGAATCTAGATTTGAATTCTATCAAAGAGTGGAAGAAAGAATTCCTTTTCATTTGGATATGTTGAACAAAATCACCAAAGGTGGTTTGGTTAACAAATCTCTTAATATTGCACTTGCTGGTACTGGTGTCGGTAAATCTTTGTTTATGTGTGATGTCGCAGCAAACCATTTGATGATGGGTAAGAATGTTTTGTATATTACTTTGGAGATGTCCGAAGAAAAAATTGCAGAACGTATTGATGCAAACCTTTTAAATGTACCTATATCTCAAGTTGAGAGTATGCCGAAAGACTTGTTTGAAAAAAAGATTGAAAAATTAAGACAAAAAACAACTGGAAAACTTATTGTAAAAGAGTATCCAACTGCTTCTGCAAATGCAAATCATTTCAGACATTTAATACAAGAACTTGCACTCAAAAAGAATTTTGTGCCAGATATTATATACATTGATTATCTCAACATATGTACGTCATCTCGCATTAAACAGGGTGGTAGTGTTAATTCATACACATATATTAAATCTATTGCAGAAGAAATACGTGGACTTGCAGTAGAGAATAATTTGCCTATCGTTAGTGCAACACAAACTACACGTAGTGGATATACCAACTCTGATGTTGGACTAGAAGATACGTCAGAGTCATTCGGTTTGCCTGCAACTGCAGATTTGATGTTTGCTTTAATTAGTACAGAAGAATTACAGGAATTAGATCAGATACTTGTAAAACAGTTGAAAAATCGATATAATGATCCAAATGTAAATAAAAGATTTGTAGTTGGTATCGATAGACCTAAAATGAGACTATACGATGCAGAAGATGCAGCCCAAGATGAATTGATTACAGAACAACAAGATAGTACATTTAAATCAAACTTTGGACAAAGAAAGAAATTAGGAAGTGTAGAGATAAAAATATGAGTGAAGAATTTACAGAAGAACAGACAGTTTTAGAAACTGAAGATACATTCGAAATGGTACAACCAAGTGGTGCAAAGTCATTTATTTGTATGTATGATAATGCATTAGAAGATGATATGTGCGACAAGTTGGTTGAACTTTTTGATAAATCAGAAGAATATCATAAAGTAACAGAAACTGAAGGGTTTCGTAAGTTTACTGAATTAAATATATTCAATAGTGAACTTTTGGAAAAAGAACCAGAGTTTAATAGACTCGGATTTAGAATGTTGGAAAAGGTGCAAGAATATACCGAATCATATCGTAGATTTTGGAATATTGAACATTTTCCAACCCAGGCATCTAATGAAGAAATTAGAATGAAAAAGTACACTGCAAATGCGGAGACAGAAGAACATTTTGGTTATCATTCTGATGTTGGAGATTATGCCTCCGCAAAGAGATTTTTGGTAGTTATGTTTTACCTTAATGACGTTGAAGAAGGTGGCCAGACTATTTTTCCAGAATATCAACTTGCCGCAAAACCAACAAAGGGTAGTCTTATGGTGTTTCCACCATTCTGGACTCATCCTCATCTTGCAGAAGCACCTAAAAGTAACGACAAATATATCATTAGTACGTATTTGCACTATCTATAGTATACTTTTTTACTTGACAATCCTTGCCTAATAGTTTTTAATAAATATGAACTAACAGAGCAAGGATTGATTCTAATGGCATATAATCTAAGATTAAATGACGCAAAAGACACTAAACTAGTTCCCGCAACACGCCCTAGGCGAAAAGATATAGTTGGAATACAACAGTATATCAACGAAACATATAGAAGTCCAATTATCTTAGATCCTAAAGGTAATTATACTACTATTAAAATTCCTAGAAGTGTTTCTAAGAATATCACTATCCCAAATCTCAAACGTGCATTAACAAAAGCTGGTTGTAACATCAGTCAATTAAATATTACATTTGGTGATGGTTCTGGTAAAACCAAAGGTGGCATGGATGCATCTGAAACCAAGTTTCAAGAAAATGCCACACTAGAGTTTTGCAAACAAATGATTGAAAAAAATAAAAAACCTACATTTAATACAATTAAAAATATCTACAAAAAAGTGGATGATGATTGGATGGAAAGTTTTGAGGCAACCGCTCAGGCATTAAAAGACTATGTGAAACGAGGTGGATATGAATATAGTAGAGATACAGGAGTCATGCCAGTAATTGAAAAACTCGCATCACAATATTGTGGAGTTACTAAAAAAGATGCTTGGAACCCAATGGATATTGTTATTATTCGTAGTTCTAAGAAATTTAAAATTATGAAGGAGTTGAATGAAGTGAGAAAATTTAATGATAAAGATGCCGCACTAGATTACTTAAATTCTAAAATGAGATATTATGCCCATGATAAAGATTTGTTGGGAATCTCTTTAAAGAAAGTAAACCCTAAGAAAAGAATTAAAACTGAATGGAGTGACCCTAAAATAATCAGACAACAAGAATCTCCAAACATCAAAATTATTCAGAGTGGGATAAATTTTGATTGGACACTTCAAAGTAATGGAGAATTCAAAACTGGAGAACTTTCCTTTCAATTGGATATTAATGGAAACTTAGTTACGATGCAGAAAAGATCCTTTTCTGGTGGAGTGCGAGAGAAAAACCAAATAGACATGACTGCAAAGGGTGCATCTGCAAAATTGGGTAAAGTATCTGGACCTCTTGCTGTAGACCCTTTCTTAAAACTATACTCTATGTCACGGTTTGATATGAAAAATATGCCAAGAATGGGATCATTCACTCAAAATGAAATTGATTATTGGGTACACTTATATAAAAAGGTTTACTTGAAGAAAATTGATAGACAGAATATCAATTTTGGACCTGCAAAAAATCCGACTATATTTAAAAACACTTTAACAGCCGCAATTGAATTGGAACAAGATATCGCAAGAACTGCATCACAACTAAGTTCGAAATTACAGTCTCTTTATTTCTTAAATTTGTTGGTCCAAATTGACGAAAAGGGTGGTATTAAAGATTTCTTTGAAGTGATGTATTATGGTGCAAAAAAACAATATGAAAGTGCCGGTGTGTTTTTGAAAATATCCGATTAAAAAAATACATAAATAATAGTTTAACAACAGGAAAAGTAGGATGATGGAATCCTTTAATGAATTTTTGACAGAAGATAAGGGTGGTAAGAACCTGCATCTCGAACATATTGAAGATGAAATCATCAATTATGGAATTAGTGGTGGTAGGGCTTCAATAAATTTCTTACGTTCGTTGAGAGATATGTTATCTGGTTCTTCTACCAAACAAGTTAATATGACTGTTAAGTGGGATGGTGCTCCAGCAATCTTTGCTGGAGTTGACCCATCTGATGGAAAATTCTTTGTTGCAAAGAAAGGAGTATTTAATATAACTCCAAAACTTTACAAAACTAAAGAGGAAATAGATAATGATCTCTCAGGCAACCTTAATTCAAAATTTAAAGTCGCGTTGGAAGAACTTTCGAAATTGGGTATCACTAATGTTTTACAAGGTGATCTTATGTATACCGATGATGTAGAAACTAAAACTATAGATGGGATTAATTACTACACATTTCAACCGAATACAATTGTATATGCAGTACCAGTAGCTTCTGAATTGGGCAAAACCATCAAAAAGTCAAAATTGGGAATTGTTTGGCATACTACATATACAGGTAATGAGTTACAGGGTATGACTGCATCCTTTGGTGCTGATATTAGTAAGTTAAGAAAACCATCTACTGTGTGGATGGACGATGCTACATACAAAGATGTTTCTGGAAGTGCAAAATTTACTAAAAAAGAAACTTCTGAAATTACTAAAATACTATCATCTACTGGAAAAAGGTTTCAAAAAATTAAAACCTCAGATTTTAATAAATTTCAAAAGATGCAAATAGATGTAATGAAGGGAACATTATCTGGCGCATCATTTAAAACATATTTAAACTCTTTTATTAGAAAAGGTGAGTCATTTGACTCGACGAAGGCAAAAAGATTTGACTATCCTATGTACGTAAAGAAATATTTTGATGAAAAAATTATAGTCAAATTGAAAACTGAAAAGTCTCGAACTGCTAAGGCAGAATTGAGAGACCAATTAGTTAAAGATTTAATAAAGTATAATTCTATGATAATTCAACTAATAGAATTTATGTCTGGAATTGTAAACGCAAAAATGATTATTGTCAAAAAACTTGACAAAGTACAACAATTAACAAAAACTTTCATTCGTACATCGAATGGATATAAAGTAACAAATGCAGAAGGTTACGTTGCTATTGATAATAATGGTAAATCTGCAGTAAAATTAGTGGATAGATTAGAATTCAGTTATAATAATTTCACAGCAGCTAAGGCATGGGATAAATAAATGTTTACATATAGAGCAACAATATTAAGATGGGTTGACGGTGATACCGTTGATGTGGATATTGATCTAGGTTTTGGGGTATGGTTACGAAAACAACGTGTAAGGTTGTTTGGAATTAACACTCCAGAAAGTCGTACTAGAGATTTGGAAGAAAAGGAGCGTGGACTTGCTGCAAAAGAATTTGCAAAAAGTTGTGCGCCAGTTGGTACATCAGTTACTATTCAAACTACTAAGGGTAAAGAGACAGGAAAATACGGTCGTATCCTTGGTACTATAATGGTAAATGAAGATCAATCAGTAAATCAAATGTTAATTGAAAACGGACATGCAGTAGAGTACTTTGGAGGAAAAAGATGACTAATCATATAAATGCATGGCAAAAGATGATTGAAAATCTAAATGACAGATTTGACCCATCTTCTGACATAGAAGAAGATTTTGTACAACCTTTAGTTGAAGATCATGAGGCAGATATGGCACTCACTGAGTTAAAATCTATTTCTGATAAGGCATTACAACTGGCAGAAGAAATTGAAAAGAAGAAAAATGCAATGGGTGGTGAATTAGAACTTGCAGCATGGTGTCAATCCAAAATCACCAAATGCAATGATTATATGAACAGTGTATATGATTACATGATGTATTCTGGTGATGAGAATAGTTAATGAAATCTTTTGGTTATTTCATATCTGAGGGTGTTAAACTCAAACTCATTCGTGGCAAAGACATGGATGTTTTGAAGATGTGGAATAAGGGTGATAAAAAGTGGGTTGAACTTAGGGGTAAGAGTGGATTTGAAACGAAGTATGATCCAAAAGACCCACTGCATAAGGCAATCACCGCACTTGGAAAGTCTGCAAGTATATCAGACTTTATGAATGGTGATGAAGTAAGTATTAATCCAAAACATGCAGATGGTAAAAAAGCACTAAAGATGATTAAAGGACTGATGAAGTGAAAAGTTTTAATACATTTTTAGTTGAGGCCTCAGGTAAAGGACTAACAATCTTTGACATAGATGAAACTATGTTTATAACTAAGGCAGAAGTAAAGGTTGTTAAAGATGGAAAAGTTGTTAAAAAATTAAACAATCAGGAATTTAATACATATAAGAAAAAATCTGGAGAAGTGTTTGATTTTGGGGAGTTTAAAAGTGCAGAAGTGTTTAATAAAACTTCAACACCGATTGCCAGAATGATTAATAAAGTAAAGGTAATACTGAAAAATGCAACTAAGGCTGGTTCAAAGGTTATTATTGTAACGGCAAGACCAGATTTTGATGACAAAAAATTATTTCTTGATACATTTAAAAATCAAGGGATTGATATAGATAAAATTTTTGTGGAACGCGCTGGAAATTTAGGTTCTGGTCCTGCTGCGGATAATAAGAAAGTTATTTTTAAAAAGTACTTAGATACAAAAATATATAAAAGAATTAGACTGTTTGATGATGCAAATTCAAACTTAAAAATGTTTCTAAGTTTACAAAAAGAATATCCAGAAGTATCTTTTGAGGCATTTCTGGCAAAACATAATGGATCAGTTAAGAGGGTAAGATGAAAAGTTTTAACAGAGTAGAAGAAATTGACCAGATTTGCGAAGAATGCAATCTATATGAAGATTTAGAATTGATTGAATCTGAATATCAAGGTAAAAAAGTTACATTAAATAAACCTAGTAGATCCCAAGATGGAAAGAAAAAGTTTTATGTGTATGTAAAGAATGAAAAGGGTAATGTTGTTAAAGTTGGATTTGGTGACCCTAATATGGAAATCAAAAGAGATGATCCTGCAAGGAGAAAATCTTTCAGAGCAAGACATAACTGCGACAATCCTGGCCCTAAATGGAAAGCTAGATATTGGAGTTGTTATCAATGGCGTGGTGGAGCAAAAGTAAAGGACTAAATAGTAGTATGACAAACGAATACAAATATGAAGATGTAGATTTTGGATTTACTGCAGTAGATGAAGATGAATTACGTAGTCTCTCTGGTGGTGATGAATCTGTAGAAAAAGTAACACAAGTCGCAGAGGCGACTAGTGCAGAACTACGTGGACTTGACGGCAAACTCTCAGAATTAATTGAAATGCAAAGAGATGTTATGTCTGAATTAATTGCATCTAAAAGTTTGTATGAAGAAAAGAGTAGTGGACTTGATATTTCTAAGGAAGTATTAGAAGATAAGTTATTAAAGTTGGAAAGACTTATTATGCCATTATTGCAAAACCTATTAAAGAATAAAGATAAAGAATATATTTTCTGGCCGAATAGAGAACCTATCATCAAAGCGCAAATGGAAAAAGTCTTAGAAATTACGAGGGATAACGATGGCGAAGGATAAAATTGTTTTTACGTTTGGTAGATTTAATCCTCCAACTACTGGACACGAAAAGTTAATTGAAAAGGTTGCTGCAGTCGCTAAAAAAGAGGCCGCAGATTTTATGGTCTTTCCAAGTCATTCTCAAAATCCAAAAAAAGATCCTCTTGATTTTAAGACCAAAGTCAGATTTATGAAAAAGATGTTTCCAAAATATTCAAGAAATATCATTTCAAATAATAAAGCAAAAACTGCAATTAATGTTGCAACAATTTTATATGAAATGGGATATAAAGAATGTGCAATGGTTGTCGGTGGAGATAGAGTTACAGAGTTTAAAACTTTATTAAACAAGTATAATGGTGTTGAAGGCAGACACGGACTTTATGATTTTAAGGGTGGTATTAAGATATATTCCGCAGGGGAAAGAGACCCAGATGCAGAAGGTGTTACTGGTATGTCTGCATCTAAGATGAGAGCTGCTGCAGCTGCAGATGATTATGATAGTTTTAAAAACGGTTTACCATCAAAGTTTGAAAGGACTGATGGTAAAAAATTATACACTGCGATCAGAAAGGCAATGAAAGTTGAAAATACCGAATTTGGATTGTGGTTGGGTGATGCAGAATTATTCTCAGAATTTATGAATTCTGGTTTCATTGATACTATAGGAGAGTCATCTAATGATGAGGTCTTTGATATGATTTATGAAAAGGTATCTCAAAAACAAGTTGGAGATTTAGAGAAGTTTGCAGATAAATTACTTGCAAAATTTAACATTGATGTTACATTTACGAAACACTTTGCAGATAGAATGAATGATTCTAGAAACTCTCCAGATATTAAAATTGCAGAGTTGCAAAAATTATTTAAAAAGATACAAAAAAATAAAGGTAAGAATATCTTATCAAATCCTGATATAGAGGCTGTACTAAAAGATATCTCAACTGACTTAAATTTGCCTGTAGTTATCAACTACAATAATGGTGAATTTGAATTGGTTACAAAAACTATTATGAGAAAGAAAAATTTTAGTACTTCTAGTAAAGTTATGAAATATGAAGAAAACGAAATGAAAGATTTTTCTAGTTTTATATCAGAAAGAAAAACTGCCCAAGACCCAGATGTAAAAGACAAAGAAGGCACTCAACCTAAAAAGTATTATGCAAAAGATGCTGATGGTGATGATATGTCTAAGGGTACGAAAGAAAAGCGTGCAGCACATTTCAAGAAACAGGCAGACAAACCAGATGGTGATGATAAGTCATATAAACCAGCGCCAGGTGATGCAAATGCAAAAACTAAACCATCTAAACATACGAAAAAATATAAAGATATGTTTGGTGAGCAGATTGACGGACTAAGAAAAAAGGCAGATAAGTCTGGTATGCCATACAGTATACTTAAAAAGGTATATGATAGAGGTATGGCTGCATGGAAATCTGGACATAGGCCAGGCACTACTCCACAACAATGGGCATTTGCAAGAGTCAATTCTTTTGTTACGAAATCATCTGGTACATGGGGTGGTGCAGATAAAGATCTTGCTGCAAAAGTAAAAAAAGAAAGTGTTGAAGAAGATAGAGATTATAAAAAAGAACGTGAAAACTATCATGGCACTCCAGAACAGATGGAAAAAAATCGTGCCAGAAAACGTGCAAGATATGCAATGGAAAAGGCCGGTAAAGCAAAACGTGGTGATGGTAAAGATGTACATCACAAAGACAATAATCCATTAAACAATGATCCAAAAAATCTATCATTAGTAACTCAACACTATAATAGAAAAGAACCTAGAATGAGAGAAGAACTTTCGCTAGATAAAATAGATGAAATTACTAGTAAAAGACGAATGCAACTGATAAACAAAATCAAAAAATCTGGTGTTGTCAAAAAAGGTTCTATGTCAAAAGATACCAAAGATAAAAAAGAAAATAATGGCCCATGCTGGCCTGGCTATAAACAAGTCGGTATGAAAATGAAAAATGGAAAAGAAGTACCAAATTGTGTACCAGAGGAAACAGTGCATGAATCATTGTCTGGTGCAGAAAATCCACCAAAATTACCAAAGGCCGGTGGTGGAGAGTTTGGTACTAAAACTTTAAGAGACACTTATTTGAAAGATACTCCTTTTATGGAATTAGTTATGACGCCGAATGAATTAAAAAATTATCGCAATATAATTGATATTATAAATATAGAGAAAACCAAGGGAAATTGAAATGACCAATAATATTTTCACACAAAAGAAAGAAGTTCTTGACCTAATCCAAAATATTATGGAGAATTCAGATACGGCCGAGATTCTAGAAGAAAAGTATAAACTGTATCACAAAGATTTTTCTAGTGCTATGAAACATGCATACGATACTGTTAAGAAAATGGGATACGAAGTAGACCCAGAGAGTATTAATGATAAAGTTGCATTTGGACCTAGAAAACCTTCAAGTGGTAAAACAAATAGTTATAGATTAGATTTACTCAAAAAAGGTAAACCCCAGAAAAAGGGTGTGCAAATTCAAGTTTACAACATGGATAATAAAAGTTATGAATTGAATATGTACCTTGAAGAAGTTGAACTTGCAGAGGCTACTGGTGGTTTAAAGATGTTAGGTGCCGCCGATGAATTAGAAAAGTATGCCAAAAAATATGGTGGTATGGACAAAAAAGATTTTCTTAAAGTTGCAAAACTGATGAGAAAAGGTATGTCTGATAAAGTTGTCGGAATGACTAATAACTTAGATACTGAACCTAGAGAAAAAATTGTTGATGTTGTTGCAAATCACATTGGTGTTAAATCTACAGAAAAAATGTTTGGTGTAAAATTCTTACATAGAAAAGAATCTGTTGAAAATAAAGAAGTTTCTGAAAACAAAAGTCTCATCAAAGACTATGAAAAGTATATGTCGCAAAGTGGTAAGAAATCCCACAATGCATTTGATTACTTAATGTCTATGCCAAAGTATAAGCGTATGTCAAAAGACCAGATGACAAAAATCATCGGTGATGCGAAACGCAAAGGCATCTTCAAAGAAGAAGGTGAACTTGATGAAAACAAAAAGGCTGCATTGCAAAAGAAACTCGCAAAAACCGCACAGTCATCCAAATCAGGAAAAGATAAAGTAACTCTGAAAAAGGCTCCTTGGGATAAAAAGGAAGAACTTTCACCAAAACAAAAGAAAATTGACGCAAATAATAATGGTAAAGTTGACGGGGAGGATCTTGCCAAGTTAAGATCTAAAAAAGAAGAAGTACTTTCTCAAATTAAAAACCTTATTTTAGACGAAGGTAGAAAACAAGTTCTTGCACATGGTGGTAAAGGACAATATAAAGTAGTTAGTACTGATGGTGCTGTTGATGTTGTTTTCAAAGGTAAAGTAGTAGGTAAAGGTGACTATGATAGAGGTGCAGATTCTTTCTTTATCAGTATGAAGGGTCAAAAAGGACAA